TACGATACCGACCTTCCAATAACGGCAAATAATTCTGTAGAAATCGCATTAGCTGTCACCACAGCATCCGTTGTGGATGCAGCAATTACCGTAACATTCGCATAGGAGCTTTATGGCTCTAATAGGCGGCGGCGGCGCTGGAAATGTGGCTGGAGGGTCGGGTTCCAGTTTTGGAGCTTCTAACTCTTTTCAACTTATAGGCGATCACATTTATGGTTATAATGGAGGGGTAAACACAGGCTCTCAAAATGTAAATGTAACTATGTTTCAGTCTGATACTGTTAATTATTATGTTGTAGGTAAAGTAAGGTTTTCGATTAATGGTAGTAGTGGGGATGATATTAGCCTAATTATATTTTTTAATGATCAGAAAGTATATGAAGAATATGCTATTAGTGGAACTGCTGACATAGAACAACCAATAGACATTATTATTCCACCTTACACTACTGTAAAATTAACAGCTGCTAACCGTTCAGCGGCCACAGCAGTAGAAGTATTCACAACTATCACGGGTAAAGTGTATGGATAAGTTCTGTTCTCAATGTGGCAGTTCATTAGGATCAACTAAAATAACCAGGACATTAACCAGGACAACAAGCCCTAAACCAAAACGTAAACTAAGCGCCTGGAACAAATTTGTTAAGGCCAATAGTAGTAAGAAGATTTACAGGTTCGCTACTGGTAAACTAAAGCTAAAGAAGATGGGAATCGCCTTTAGAAAGACTCCAGCTAGTAGGAAAAAGTAATGTATGGCCACAAGGATCTATAATATTGAGTTCCCCGATTGGTTTAATGACAAAAGAACAGTGGAACAATTACTTATCAGACTTTTGCTTGTATATCTTACAGGTAAAGAAACGGGAATGATGTAATGCCTTACGCACTAATTCCCGACGGTTACACGTTAAAACAAGTAACCAAGCTACAAAAACAAGCGTTAAACGATAAAAGACGACATGATAATGTTGTTGCATTTATTAATAATCCTGAATTAATGAAACAAATTATAGTTACAGGTTTTGCATTTTTAGCAATTAAAGAAGGTAAAGACGCTTTAACAGATCTAAAAGATTTAGGTGTTACTATTACTCAAGATGTAGAAGACGCCTACACAAAGAAAAGAACTGTAAAAGCTGGTGATTTTATTGCACCGGTTGGTGTTAGTTTTGAAGACTTAGTAAATGAAGGACTAAAGAGGTTAGGATTATGAGTGGATTAATTCCTTTAATTAAATTAATTCTAGAAATGGGGGTGTTCTCACCAGTTGCCCCCACCACATTTACAGAACGTTTTGGTAAAGAACCTAAACCTAAAGGCAAAAAAGTAACCGAAGGACCTGCGTTTGGTGAATTAGGTTTAAAAAAATACTTTTAAGATTTTAACGCTAGACATAAACAAATTAGCGATAATATGCACCCTGCCTAGCTAACGTTGATAATAACCTAGCTATTAATCCTTTATGGAAATAGAACCACTGGTGTTAATTGCGTATGCAATAGTATGGACGGTATTTTATTTTTTTCTGAGTAATTATATAGCAGAATTAAGTAGGAAAAAATGGACTGAATGGGTTGTTAGCGACGATAGCGACGACGTTTTATTAGAAGCGTTAAGTGTAGTAGTTGACCAAATAGAAGATCGGATGCACGATAAATTAGAACACTTTCAAAAGTCTTTTTTTGGTTCTCTGGGTAATGCTAGTAAGAAGTTGGATGTGGCTACAGGTGCATCTACAATCAAAGCAATAACAAAAGATAACCCAGTTATGGGCTTTGTAGCTGAATACATGATGAAAAGGGGTGGCTTAGGTTCTCTTATGGACCAAAACAGCCCCAATAACGCACCAGAAACGCATAAAAGTAGCACTAAACTAGGATTAAGATAGTATTTAGTTAGCTATATATTATATGTATGTAATACTTATTTTTATATATATGAAGGCTTATTAATTGTAATTTTAAAACCGAGTAGTTTAAATATTACTTTCTATAATAGAAATTATGCAAAGTATTAGGGGCACGGATTTAATCCCTAATTAGTTTTACATACATATATATTATATAGAATACGCTATTCTGGAAGTATGGTGAGAAGTGTAGGGAGACCTCCTGAACGTGATTCAGAAGGTAATGTAGTAAGCAAGTGTTTGGTTAACGTAACCATTCCAACTAAGTTAAGAGATTTCTTAGCTGATAACAAAGTAAACAGATCTAAACTATTTACAAATGTAGTAACTGAACTATACAAAAAAGAATTGTGTCCTAAATGTTACCGTCGAAATATAACGGACTCAATGTTTGCAATAGTATGTGAAGATTGCAATACAGTTATACAATATAATAATTGTTCAGAATGTGACGCAGGATATCATAGGCCCGGAATAAATATATCAGGGGAGGTTATTGTAGGCAATTTACCAATAGCAATAAAGGGATCTGATAGGTTCGGTTGTCAGGTGTGTTTAGAATGAATTGTGTTAATTGTAATAAGAAAGTATCTAAAGTATTAAACAATCAAAATATAGCAATATGTTATGATTGTAATAACACGTATTGGATTATGGTGAAAAAATGAGATGTATAGAGTGTAATCAACACATTAAAGAAGGTAATTATATTGGAGTGGCAACCGATACAAGTATGGTATTATGCAAAAGATGTGCTTAATGCCTAGTATTAATTGTAAAAGTTGCAATAAATCAATACGCAACCCTCCAAGTTATAAATTAACTAGACCTATTACTGGATATTGTGCAAAGTGTCTAGGTTTAGCCCATAAAACACCTACAGTAATAGAAATAGACCAGGTAATTTTAGATAAATTGAACTTAAAAGAAAACATTAGATACCGTTAAATAGAGTAGCTACTCATTATTGAGTATGGTTAGACGTAGAACTGTAAAGAGATCAGCACGTAGAAAGCGTTCTTTTTCATTAAATTTGTTAGAGACTGGGGCAGGATTGGCCTTTTTAGATGCTGCTAATGCAGGAACGGCCGCAAAAGACTTTATGTCTGGCAATATTGCAGGTGGTATAGCCACTCTTTCAAGTGCGTTTAAGACTAATAAGAATGATTTCATTAAAATTGGAGTAGGAACTTTAATGGCTAAAGTCGTTACCTCTTCATTAGGTGGAAGCAAAGTATTAGGAGCAATAGGCCCGCTCAAATTGAGGGTCTAAGGAAATAAAAATGGCAGTAGTAATAACAAGATCCGCTAGCGGACTATCAGCAACGACATCTAACCAGGCATTAAGCGCACTTGGAGCATCTACTCTAAGTTCTTCTTTTAATATTCCTGTTGGAATGTCAGCAATAAAATCTATATCAATTTCTGTAACTTCAGTAGGAACCGTTGATTATGTTCCTCTAGTTACTATTTCAGGAAATGGTATGAAAGAAGGGGCCGCAACTTTCGCGGGTATGGGATTTTGCGCAGGCGCAACCTCAACAGCTTCATCTTCTAACAATATGGTTTACGATACCGACCTTCCAATAACGGCAAATAATTCTGTAGAAATCGCATTAGCTGTCACCACAGCATCCGTTGTGGATGCAGCAATTACCGTAACATTCGCATAGGAGCTTTATGGCTCTAAT